CGGCGTTGCTGACAGGTGAGCTGACCCAACTAATTGGCAATGAAGGAGTTCGTTCGCTGCAGCAGTTAGGTAGCACTACGGATGAGACAACAAGACTTTGGAGTCAATTGACGCTTCAGCTGCAGGCGTTAGTAGCCGGTCCATTAAACGATTTTCTGCTTTTAATCAATAAATTTTTGGGAGAGCAGAGCAACAGAGCGCAGCTTTCACTGTTAGAAAAAGATCTGGCCGGTACAGATGCTGGAAGCAAACTTGCTGCAGAAATAGAGCGTCTTCAGCCTACAAGTAAAGTTCTTCGTCAAGGTGAAACAAGAACAATAAAAGGTGTTCTAGCGCCTAGCGATGTTGAAAATCTGCTAAAAACATTTGGATCAAGTCGTCCTAAGCCTACGGCCTCAATTCCTGTTACCGCACAAGATCGAAGAGATTTTTCAGTCAGTGGCGGACGCGCCAAGAAAGGCCGAGAAAGCAGACTGCCACAGCTGCAAGCTGAAGTTGCTCTTCAGGAGCGTTTAGCAGTGCTAAGCAGACAAGTTGTTAAGGCTAAGGAAGAAGAAAATCCGGTACGTGAAGCTGCATTGAATATGGAAATTGCTCTTGAAAAGCAAGCTACAGCAATTGAGAAAATAAATCTTAAAAAGATACCTCCTTTGGAAAAAGAAGAAGAAATTAAAAAAGCTGGATTGGCGGCTGATAGAGAAATTTTCAGCATTCAGGACAAACTCAACGCCAGCAAGGCTGCACAAGCAGAAAAAGCGGCAGAAACATTAAAAGGCTTGCAAAGTGAGCAGGATTTATTGCAGGCAAGGCTTGACGGAAGACTAGAAGAAGAACAGTTAGAGCAAAGAATTAATAAAATAATGAAAGGAAATGAAGGCTTGACGAGAGAGCAAGTCGAACAGAGGTTGCAAGGCACTGCAGCTCTTAAAGAACAGGTCAAGGCATTAGAGAAACTGGAATCTATGTATAAAGCTATCGGCCAAAGCATTTCTAGCGGCATTGTTGATGCTTTAAGTGCAGCAGTCGAAGGCACCAAATCACTTGCTGACGTTGCGTCACAAACGCTGAGACAAGTCGCGAATATCTTGTTGCAGTTTGGAGTCAACACCGCACTTGGCGGTATTCCGGGGCTTGGATCGCTCTTTGGTGGAGGCAGCGGTGGAGGTGGTGGAGGTGGTTTAAATACTGCTGGTATCGATGCTTATATGGCAGACGGTGGCAGTGCTAAAGCGGGTGGATCTTATATGGTCGGAGAACGCGGCCCTGAGCTATTCGTTCCAAACACTTCTGGCACGGTCGTTCCAAACAGTCAACTTGGTGGAGGCGGCAGCACAAACGTTGTCGTTAACGTCGATGCCAAAGGCAGTTCCGCTTCAGGTGACAGCGGTGCCGGTAAACAGCTCGGAGGGTTGATTGGAGCGGCTGTGCAGGCAGAATTGATCAAGCAACAGCGACCTGGAGGCTTATTGTCCCGCTAATGAGTGCCTTAACTTTTCCCGATTTTGATCCTGCACCAGGGTTGACCAAGCAAAGCGCACCGCAGGTGCGTATCTCCCAGTTCGGGAGTGGTTATAGCCAGCGTGCAACGTTTGGCATCAACCAAAACCCAAAGATCTATAACCTGACTTTTCGTGTGTCAGAAACAGAGGCTGACACGATCGAAGACTTTCTTGATGCAAGGGGTGGTGTAGAAACCTTTATCTACACTCCACCTGGCGAAGCGACTAGCAGTAAATTCATTTGCACAGAGTGGACGAAGACGATTCCATTTGTTGATCGAGCGGAGATCGTCACGTCATTCGTGCAAGTATTTGAGCCATGAGCGATAACACGCCCCAGTTTGTTGAAGACTTACGCACAGCAGCGCCTGCATATTTTGAGGAGCTGCAAAAGCTTGAGCCAACAGCAGTTATCGACTTGTTTGAGGTGCGGTTAACGCAAGCTGTCAACAACGTTGATGAGACGCTTTATTATCACCCTGGAACGAATGACCTCGTTACCAACATTGTTTTTAACGGCAAAACCTATCCTGCTGTGCCTGTTGAGATGACAGGACTTGAGACTTCAGGCAAAGGTGTTATCTCCAGGCCAACTTTAAAAGTAGCCAACGCCAATGGTGCAATTAGCTCTTTAATTGTTCAGCAAAATTACAACCCACTCAAAGCACAGGTGGTGCGTATTCGTACGTTCAAGAAATTTTTAGACGCCGTTAATTTTAGTGGTGGCAACGCAACTGCCGATCCAGCAGCAAAGACAGAAGAGGTTTGGTATATCGACAGGATTGCAGATGAAAACTTGGCATTTGTTGAGTTTGAGCTGACCGCCAAGCTTGATTTGACGAATCTTGAATTGCCGCGTCGTCAAGTAACTGAGTTTTGTCCATGGAAATATAGGGGCACAGAGTGTGGCTATGTAGCAAAAAGGTATTTTCAGGTTGATGATATTGAGATTTCTAAGGCTGAGATGCAGTCGTTAGCCACGATCAACAGCTTGACCTTTGACCAGGCTGTGGACAAGTTTGATGTATGTGGCAAACGGGTGAGCAGTTGCAGGCTTCGCTTCCCGGATAACGAGGGAAAGAATGATGTGTCGATTCCGTTTGGAGGATTCCTTGGATCAAGAGTCCAGGCGTAAGGCGGAAGGCCACGCAATTCTTGAGTATCCAAAAGAAGCTTGTGGCTTACTTGTTGATGGCAAGTATTGGCCGTGCCAAAACGTTGCAGACGATCCAGAGCTGACTTTTATTCTCAACGCCACTGACTATATGGAAGCGATGTTGTCTGGAACGATTGAAGCTGTCGTGCATTCTCACCCATTAGGCGGTGAAGCTAGTGAGCCAGATCGCAAAAGCTGCAGTCAAACTAAGCTTGTATGGCATATCTATTCTGTCCCTGAAGACGAATGGTCAACTATCGATCCCTGACAGGTAAGGAGTTTGTGTATGGAGCGCAAGATTGCTTCACGTTAATTTGCGACTATTACAAATTGATGGGAGTGCTGCTGCCAGATTTTAAGAGGCCAGAAGATCTTGAAACTACAAGCAGCATATTTTTAGAACAGGCTGAGGCGTATGGGTTTTACGAGATTGATATGGCAGAACGCAGGATTGGTGACGTATTGATTATGCGGCTGATGACTAGGGCGCCAATGCACGCAGCAATTTATGTTGGTGCGGATAAGATCTTGCATCAACGGTTCAACAGCCTGAGTGCGGTGGAACCTTTTGGGCGGTACTATAGGCAGAGCGTTGCCGCCGTCTATCGCTATGCAACTGGTGATGTTAGCCGGTGAGCTGGGCGAAAAATACGGCACACACCACGAGTATTACAACCTAAGGACACCAGCAGACGCGATCAAGCTGTTGTGTGTCAATCATCCAAGGCTGCAGAAAGATTTGGTGACAGCGCACCAGAACGGTGTTGGCTACAAGCTGATTCAGTCTGGTGCGGCGATGGGATATGACGAGCTGCATTTGCCGTTTGGCAGCAGGCCAATGATGCTTGTGCCGGTGATCAGCGGTAGTGGCGGCTCAACGGGTCAAATTTTGATCGGTGTTGGCCTGGTTGCAGCTTCATTTTTGCTGCCTGGTGCTGGGTTGTTTGGAACGGTGGGTGCGTTTGGCGCTGGCACCGCTGTTGTCGCTGGGGCTGCTGGTGCGACTGCCACCGGTATTGCGCTTACCGCACTTGGAACAGGCATTAGCGCAATTGGTGCAAGTCTGATTCTTGGCGGTGTGGCCAACATGATTTCACCGCAGCCAGAGGTGCCAAAACTTGGCAGCCGTCGTATGGACGGCACAAACTTTCGTGGTCCTGGCCCACAAGGTGTTTCGCGCGGTGCCAGTGGCCAGCAGTCTTATGCGTACACCGGACCAGCTAATACTGTTGGCAACGGTTCAACAATCCCTGTTGTGTATGGCCGCGCCATGCTTGGCGGTCACATGCTGTCAGTAGCTGTTGAAGCAACAGATGTTTCCGACCCAATTGCAACAGCAATCAAAGCACCAGGCCGACAGACGATTTTGGTTAATGGCAGCGAGGTGGAGCGTGAGTTTAATGACGAGGCTGGGGTAGAGACAAAGCGGCTTAGCTCAGGTGATGTTTTTAAATATCAAACAAGCAAAGACAACAGAAGAAGAATTATTCCATCAGGCGATGGTTTTGGCCCTGGGCTAAACAAAAATCTTGCAGAAAATAG